GCCCAGGTTCGCGATTCGCGAGAATTCCGGTTGCGGAATCAGCTCGCCGGACGCAAGATCCATGAACATCGGCTTGGCGCACGGGTAGAACCCTTCCAACCCGAGCTTGTCTTCTTCGACCTGGAACAATTCCGGAAAATCCGGCGCCAGCCACACGACCTTGCGGCGCTTGCGGTCGAATACCTTGATGACGCGGAACTGCTGCGCGTATACCTGCGCGCGGAGCTTCGTGCGCACGGTGTCTGACGACAACGAGCCGTCCGTTTTCGAACTTCCGACATCGATTCCGAACGTGGCCTTGATCTTGCTGCCGGTCATGTAGATATCGACCGCGATCCAGTCGCAGTCTTCCCAGTCCTTGCACGGCTCCCAGTGGAAACACGTGTAGGGGTAATACTCCGGCAGCACGGACTGCGATACGATGATCGTTTCCATCGCCGGACGTTCCATGACTTCGCCGTTTTCGTCTTCGATTTCCTCGAAAATCGGTTGCGCATCGACCGGCGACAGGACTGGCGACTCTGTCGTCTTCGTGTCCAGATACAGCATGTCGACGCCGAGGCCGGCAACGAGATATTCGTTCACGGCGCGGTGCCAGTGGTCCGAATATGGCCCCATGTCGATCTGGTATTCGATGCACCGCTCGATCGCCAGCGCGATCTGGTTGTCCGCGTTGCCGCGCTGCTGTGGAACGGGCTGTGCACCGCCCTGATCCGGCGTGGGCTGCTCGGCCTGCGGCTGCGGCTTGGCGTAGCGGCGGCGGACCTCGGGCTTCGGGAGCCGGTTGAAAATCGCGGCGTGCGTGATCTTCGTGTTCGCCCAGAAAATCGGGTACAGCACCGGAAGATTCGTGTCCTCACGGTTCTTGGACTCGTACTCGCGCATCGCCGCGGCGGCCTTGTCTCGGAACGGCTTGTGCGCCGACTCTTCCCGGCGGATCCGCTGCAACCATCGCTCGCGTTCGCGGTTGTCCGGCTTCGGTGCGGCGCCCATGTCGGCGGGGTTCATCACTGCGGCCATGCGCGTCTCTCTGTCTGGTCAGTATCGGTGTGCAATCCTACCACTTACCACGACGCCGCCTTGCGCTGGCGCTGGAACAAGTCAGCGGCTCGCATCGGCGCATCGAAATCTGGCGGATCGTTGCGGGGCGGCTTGGCGGCGGCCCACGTCGACGCGATGAATCGGCCGAACAGCGAGCATGCGTCCACGGCGTCATCCTTTCCGCCGCCAGGGAATTTCAACAGCTGGTCGATCACACGCTCGGCCCACTCGGTGCGCGGCCAATACACGCGACCGGCGGCACACAGCGCCTCAAACGATCGCGCGTTCGCGGCCTTGCTCGCCGAGGCCGGCAGCCATTCGCAGGTCGTGAACGCGTGGCCGTCCTTGTCCTCGCCCATGGCCTTCATGAGGTACGGCTCTACAGCGCGCCGGATTGGGCCGCCTTCGCCGATGAACCGCAGTGGGCGCCATCGCTTGAACCCGGCGACCATGCGAGAAACCCACACATCCGAACTGGTCTGTCCAGCCCACCAGTCCAGAACGTACACGTCACCCTTGCTGTCGACGCCCCACGTTCCTAGCTCGGTGAAGTCGCCGCCGTCAGGCGTCACGGCGAAGTCGCCCGATTGGTACACGTTCAGCGAGTCCGGAAGCCCGGTGTAGTAACGCATCCACTCGCGTTTGAACTGGTGCCCTTCCTCCGCGGTCGGGGTCTGCTGGTACAGGGCGAGCCAGTCTCGCGGGCCGATGGCGCGGCGCAGGCGCTCGAGCTCCTCAATGTCAAACCATTCCGGCCACAACGGAAGCCCGTCCTGAATCGCCGGCAGCTCGATCACTTCCCACTGCTCGCCGTCGCCCTCGGCCTCTTTCAGCAGGCGCCCGGCTAGATCGTCCTCGTGCCAGCGGGTCATGATCAGCACGATCGCTCCGCCAGGCATCAGGCGCGTGCGCAAGACCGATCGATACCAGTCCCACACGCGTTTCCGGTGCGCCGGAGACTCAGCCTCTGCGCGACCCTTGAACGGGTCGTCGATCAGCGCGACGTGCGCGCCGCGGCCGGTGAGCGGGCCGTCGACGCCAGTCGACACGTAGATGCCATTCTGGTCCGTGCGCCACTTGTTCCGCGCCGTCGAATCGGCCGCCAGCGACGCTGCGAACAGGCGCCGGAATTCATCGCCGCGCACGATCTCGCGCACATCGCGCCCGAAGTCGTCGGCGAATTCCTGCGCGTAGGTCGCGCACACGATCTGCTTCTTGGGGTTACGCCCGATGAACCACGACGGGAACCGGCGCGAGGCCAGCTCTGACTTCGTGTGGCGCGGCGGCGCGAAGATCATCAGCCGCTTGCACTCGCCGCGCTCTACGCGTTCAAGCGCCTCACAGATCCGCGCGTGATGCTGCCCAGGCTGAAACCCGGGCATCGTGTACTCGGTGAACGCCAGCAACGACTCACGAGCCCGACGCCGTCGCAACAACTCAGCCGCAGCTTCGGCGGACTCGGCCTCAGAAATCGCTGGCTGTAGCAGCGCGGGCAATGGCTTCGCTCGCTACGGTTGCGGCGGCTTCGACACGCTTCCCGGCCTCGGCGATCCGCAGCAATTCGTCGTCGGTCATTTCGGTCGTTGACTTCTTCACGCTGACATCCATCGACGTTTTCGCCTCCCATCCTGCGCGGCGGGAGAGGACGAACTGGATCGCCCACGGCTGACCGTCAAGCGCGCACTGCAACGCGGAGTCGACGATCGCCGGAATCGCCTGAGTCTCGCGCAGCATACAGGCGTCGTTGAAGTCCGCATGCTGCTCGCGCCATCGCTTGATGTCGCCGGCAGTGACCCCGAAAAATCGCGCGAAACCCTTGTTCGTCAGCGCGCAAACCGACGCGAGGCGCTTGGCTTGATCCGCGTACTCAGGGTCGTAAATCGCGCCACTGGTCGCCATGCGCTCACGCCGCGTTGTTGGAGATGATCTCGATACCGGTCCGGGCCGCAGTCGCCGTCAGCACGACGCGGAACGTGCCGCGCTGCGCGATCGTTACGGAGTTTTCGCCGGCTGTGATCTGCGCGGCTCCGGTAATGGCGTCGACAAGGTTGCGCCACGTTCCTGTGCGGTCCTTGTACTGGACGGTTGCGGTCTCGGCACCAGCAAGCACGGCCTCGGTGCCAGACAGGCGGACAGCGACGTTGGCGCCGTTGTCCACGTCGAATGCGTCAGACGTTTCGCCGTCAGTGGTCGCAGTGATCAGCGGAGCGGCTTGAACAGTCATCGTTGCGTGCCTGTAAGGATTCGAAGGATGGCGGACATATCGGCCCCGGTCGTGGTCTGCGAAAAATCCCGGCCGCGCGGGTTGTGGCACGCGGCCGGGCTCAAAGTGTCGGCGCTGCCATGTAAGCGTAGCCGACCGCGCCGGAGTGTTAGCGCGCGTCGATTGTGCGCTTACCGCGCCGGCTGCGCAAGTCGTGCCAGATGCAGCCGAACACGATCAGGGCGCCAGGCGCGGCGAGCGTCAACACGGCAAGCAGGCGGGCGAGCGTCACCACAGTTTGCACCCGTTGGTCGCGGCGCGCACGTTCAGCGCGGCAGCGCCCCAAAACACGGCGGCATACTTCTCGTCACCGGCATGGCTGAACCCTGCCGGCGACTGCGCGGCGGCATCGCGCCACCATGCCAGCCAGATCGCCTTGACGCCGACCAACAGCAGCGGGTTTCGCATCAGCGGATTCGCCTCGCGGCATCCGGCCTGCAGCATGGCGCCAGTCGACACGACATCGGCCACGTTGCCCCACACCAGCGCGCGGAATGCCTCGCGTTCGCCTTCTTCATAGGACGGTTCGAGCCACTTCGCGCGCAGGATCGCCGTGCGCTTGGGGTCCAGCTGTGCCTCGTTCACAATCGACACCCATCGATCGCTCCACACGATGACATCGCCATCGTCCCGATATTCAGCCGTGAGCGGTCGGCTCGCGCACGATGCCAGCACCAGGCACAGCAGCGCGCGGGCCAACGGTGCCAGCGAGGCCGGGACGATCATGCAGGCGTGAACGTCGCTCATAGCGTCAGCCCGACAGCGGCGCCCATGTACGTCCGGACCTGTGCGCGCGTGGCGTCGTCAACGGATTCGCAGAGGATGAACTCGGCGATCTTGCCGTCGAGGTAGAAAGACCCTGTGCCGTTGGCGAGTTGGAACGCCACGCTCAAACTCAGGTTCAGGCACGATACGACCAGCCATTGCCCGGCCGGACTCGCGTCGCTCAGCTGATCGCGCGTCGTCGAGCTACCGCCAGCAACATCGACACCGTTGACGCGGTAGGACGTGGATGCGCCAGACCCTGAAGATGCGGCAACTGCGTCCCCGTCTTTCATCGTCATGAAGCTGCCGACATTCGTCGCGCCGAGCGCCAACGCCGTATTCGTGTCCCGATACAGCGTCACGAACGCATCCAGTGGGTTCGAGCCGAGAAATCCGACGCTCACGAACCCCGTGGACATCACATCGTCCGTGGCGTCGAAGTCGGCGCACTGGTATCCGCCCTGAGACGCGGACAGCGGGCGCGCGGGCGCGGTCGCCTGCTTGAAATGGTTGTTGTTGCCCGACTGGTCGGTCATGCGACCGATGGCAGTACCGGTGCCGGTAATCGCGCCAGTTCCGGCGTCGTTCTGCCAGATGGTCGCGAAGTCGCGCGGCTTGATCCAGATGCCCTTTTTGCCGCCGGTGAACAGGGTTGCAGGGTCGAATGCTGGGCGCGATGGGTTACCAGACGCCGCGAACCCTGTTCCGGTCCCAACCGCAGATCCGATTGCCGATCCTGTCGTCATGGGGTGATTGTGGCGGGTGTGTCGCCAGTGCGCAAGGTCGCAATCTCGGCCAGGCGAGCGGCGACGACATCGACCGCAGCCGCATCGATGGCCTGCGGGAACGCCGCCCGCCACGGGTCGAACGCGGCGCTGGTGGGGTCTCGGTAGTCGTTTGGGTCGGTCATCTCCATACTCCTGCGTATGTTACCAGTTACCACGTGTTACCAGTTTCCACCCCGTTTTCTAAACCCCGCCTCCCGCACGCACGCGCGCGCGTATACGAGGGCTGCCCTGATGGCTCTATATACTTAAGACTATTAACTAGTGGTAACAGTGGTAACAGTGGTTACAATGTTGATTTATAAGGGAAGTTCGTTACCGCCGTTACCACCTTTCGGATGGCGCCACACCTTGAGCACCTTGTCTCCTCGGCGGGCAGTAACGCGGTTCCAGTTCAGAGCCTTGAGGACGGCCGATGCGCGCATCTGTGTCGCCTTGTCCCAGGCGTCGGCGTCGATCTTGAGGCAGTCGCCCAAAACCTCGCCGATCGTGACCTCGAACTTCCCGGTCAGCCAGTGTTCGAACAGTGCCTCCCACTCGTCCGACACCCGGCGTTGTTCCTGCTCGCGACGGGCGTCGTCGACCGGAACGTCCCACCATGGCGTTCCGGCGTCGTACAGCGCGACGGCCTCGGCGAACAGCTGGCCGCGCCACTTGGTCAGCCACTCGGTATCGACATCGCCGCAGCGCACCGGCCAGAACCTGCGTGCACCGGTCGCGTCGCGCAGGTATTCGTCCTCGTTCGTAGTCCCGGCGAACACGCACATGCGCGGGTGATCCTCGGCGCGGCGGCCGTATGGCGCCCGGTAGCGGTCGACCTTGCATGTGATGACGCGCTTGACGGCGGCGACCTCGGCGCGGCTGAACGTGTCCATTTCGGCAATCTCGACCAGGAGCTTCCCCTGCAGCGTCTGGAAAAAGTCCTTGGACATCACGGACTCGGCAGCCTCAGCGAACCAGCGTTTCCCAACCAGCGCCTCCAGACCGGATGACTTGCGAGCACCCTGCGCGCCCTCGAACACAGGCATCGTGTCGACCTTGCAACCCGGGTTCAGCGCGCGCGCGACCATCGACACCAGCCAGCACCTACCCACAGCCTCGGTGTAGGCGTTCTGCTCGGCACCGAAGCCGATCGCGATGAACTGGTGCAGCCTGCGCACGCCGTCCCACCGTTGAGCGCGCAGCCACTCGGTGCACTCGTTGCGACGGTTCTGCATGGCTGCGGCGGTCACGGCGTCGCGGGCAGTGCCTACGGCCATCTTGCCGATGCTGATGGCGCGCTGCATCCACAGCGCGAGACGCACGTCGTCGGAGTCAGACCACTCGCGCGGCTCGTTGGGCGAATCCCAAGTCGTCAGCACGCGCCCGAGGAATTCGTCAAACCAGAACGCGCCCAGCATCGCCGGATGGCGCTCAAGGATCCGCGTCGCGTTGTCCAGGTTCGGATGCGGAACGCCGCGGTCGGACAGTTCGAGCCCGAGGTCGGACCAGCGGACCATGGTGCTGTAGGCCTTGGAGGCGGGCGGGGCCGGGGTTTCGTCGACGGGCTCGGCCTCATGGGTAGGGAGATCGCCCGCCGCTGGCTCGTCAGGCGCGGCGGCGGGCTCCGTCGGGGCCGGCACCGGATCTGGCTCAGGCCCGGCCGGTTCGGGTTGTTCCAGCGTGTCAGCGATAGCGGCGTCACTGTGCAGTTCCGCGAAGTCAGCCCAATCGGTCCGCCTGTCGTCGTCGGCGAATACCGGCGTGAACACGCGCGCCTTGGACTCGGCGCCAGATCTTGCCCCGGCGTCGTGCTTGCGGTGCTTCTTCCCGCACGACGAGCAGTATTCCGGCGCCTTAGGGATGAACACTGGGGCCTCGCACATCGCGCAGGTCTGCCAGCGATCGGAGTCCACCGCCGCCACAATCTCCCGATCCGGGAACTTGGCACGCATCGCCGCGACCACCGCCGGCAGGTTTCCAGCCGACATCGCACAGGCCACGGAATGACCCGTCGCGCGGCGCAACACGGCGCCCGTTGCCCATCCCTCGCACACCAGCACGCGGCGCTTGTCGGTGCCAATGATCGGATGGAACGCACCGGCCATCTTGCCGCCGGGCATGAACAGCTTCTCGCCGTCGGCGCTGATCGACTGGTACGACGCCAGCTTGTTGAAGTCGGAATAGACCGGGATGATCAGCAGGCCGTCGCCGGTCGCGTGCACGTCTGGCGTCGGATCGAGGCGCTTGCGCTGCAGGTAGGGATGCGCCGCCGGGTCTGCCTTGCACTTCATCAGGAACTTCGCCGCGCGCTCGGCTGCCTCGGCGTAGGCAACAGCCTGCTCAACCTCGCGGCGGCGCTTGACGGCCTCCCATTCAGCCCGCTGCGCGTCTGTGACCGGCGCGCGATCGGCGCCGTTGCGCACGCTGAACGTGCCAGAGAATCCGCGCTTGTGATCCTCGAAGAACCCGGCCGGCCGGTCATCGTTGAAGATCCGGTAGCTCAGATTCTCGGTGCGTCCGCGGTCGCCGTCGATGTGCAGGCGATGCCATGCGCCGTCGATCTCTATCCTGCTCGGGTCGCTGGGCTTGACGCCGTAGTCCGCCAGTGCGGCAGTGAATGCTGAAACGATCTGGTCACGTGTAGACATAGGCCTCTCGGAGCCGTGGATAGGTGACGGTAAGGGAGCCCGAGAACTCCCGGCGCTGGCCGGCGCATGTCCCGTCGTTTCGGAGTGTATCAGTGCGCTGACGGAATGGGTATTGCGCCCACCGCATCACACCGTGTATCGTAAAGCCTCGGCCCGGTCACGCGTGCCACTCATGAAGCGACCTCCCTGGCGCAGACTGATCCCCCAAGCGCGTGACCGGGCTCTTTGGTTTCTGCGGGCGTGGCGTCCCCATGAAACCACGCCTCAAGCCGCTCCATCACCTCTCCCGGTATGGCGCGATACCCGCATCGGTACGCCGCAACGGTCTGCTCGGATCTGCCGACCACGAGCGCGGCCTCCAGGTTGGTCACGTTCCGCGTCCTGATGATCGCGTTCATGCGTTGCTGGTTGCGGGCGGAGTTCATTCGGCACCGCCGTTGTCGTCCGGGTGCACCACGAACACCGCCGCCAGCGCCAGCAGCCCGAGGATGATGATGTCGAAGGATTCGAGGAATTGAAGGATGGCGGTCATGGGGCGGCGTCCTTGGACAGCGCGGCGTCGCAGTGTTCGCAAGGGCGCAGGCGGCGCGCGATTTCCTCGCATGCCGAATCCCATCCTGCGCGGAATGCTTCGCTGCTCGTGAAGAAGTCGCCCATTGCGGCAATGTCAGCGACAATCGCCAACGCGCGCTTTTGTTCCAGCGCCTGCGCAACTCCGATCAATGTGCCTGTGTCAGTTCCCATCGCTTTCTCCGTAGGTTCGGCATAACTATTCGTTGAACGGGCGACGCTTCGCGCGCCGTTAACTCAGGTGTTACTCGCCCCTTGCGCGGATGGCATCAGCGCACTCATCGCGCGTGTCGTGCTTGAACCTGCCGTTGGCGTGGCGCTCCAAGCACTTCTGCGCGCACGTTTCACGCTCAATCTCCGCAGCCCGCATGATTGCCGGCACAACCCAGTCTGCGATGTAGTGCGGCAATCCCGATCCGAAGAATTCAGACGCAAGGTCGTATGCCTGCTCGCGGGTCATGGTGTTTTCCTCATGTCAGTGTCAATAGCGTTGTCTGCGACGACCTTCGTTTCGAACACTTCGCCGCGATAGCAGAACGGTTCGGGGCAATCGAAAAGGCGGCGATACCGGCGCGCGTCCACGGCCTGCGCGGGAGGGGCTGTGTAGAGCGGAATCGTATATTTCTCGTATTCAAGCCCTGTAATCCTGACTTGAAGTGTTCCGCCGTAAGGATTCATCCACGCCACCGGCTCCCGGCGCGCCGATTCGAGTTCGGCCACGCGGGCGCGAAGGCGGGCTATTTCGGCTGCGGCGAACCGTAGATCATCAGCCCATTCGCGTTGTTCGTTGTCAAACGGAACTTGTGCTTCGTGGATTGCCGCGTGTTCGCGCAGTCGTTCGGTGATGTCGCGATCGACGTAGAGGTTCGTCTCGGCAGTGTGGTTCACAGGCGCAACTCCTTCACCGTGAAAGGCTCAAGGTCATGGAGCGAATCCCGAACGGCCTTGGCTCGTTCGTGCTGGTCGTGGCCGCACCACTGCTCGCCGCCATCGTCGGCTTCATCCTGCATGTAGTGCCGGTAGTAGATGCGCGCGGCAGCGGCTACGGGTTCAAGCAATGCCACCCGCGCCCGCAGGTGTTCGATTTCGGCGTCGGCTTCGCTGGCGATTTCGGCGGCCCGCTCAAGGCAATCAAACGGATGTCTCGCGTGATACTGATAAGCGTGGACCTCGACCATGCTCCTATTGAAGTATGGAGTAGGACCGCCTTTGCTCGGGGCAATTCGAAGCTCTGCGCACTTGTTGAACCCATCAATCCAATCAGACGATGCTGCCGCATTGGCTTCTTCAAGCCATCGGTGTGCAGGAGTATCAGGGCGAACAAAATCAGGACCGGGCTGCGGGCCGATATCGTTTGTCTTTTCGCTCACAACCCCACCTCCCGCGCTTTGAGCATGGCGTCGGCTGACTCGTATGCGAATCGAGAAACTGTTTCGTCGTACTCCGCGGAGCCCATGTCTCTTTGCCCACTGAATCCGCGAATTATAAATGCCTGCATCGCCTTCGCCGCGAAGTAGTCGCGCAGGGACATGCCTTCGTGAGAAACCTCGCCCATGCTTCCATGGCTCGGAAACGCCGGCCCGCCGTCCTTCGGATGCGCGCTCACTTGTCACCTCCGACAGCCTTGGCGTAAGCAGCGCGAGCGTCAGCGATGATCTTGGCGCTGACCACTCCGTGCTCGGCAATCGGGCGCAACGCCTCCAACAACTCCGGCGCAGCGGCGATCAGGCGGGCGTTGGCGCGAGCATCAGCATCAATACCATCCGACGGCGTAGATCGGCGGATGGTTGCGATCAGTGTTGCAGCGTCGGAACTGAACACGTCAATGCGCGAGACATTCCAATCAATCGCCCACGGCCCTGCCGTATGCGCACTCATTGGGCACCGCCTGCGCGCAGCGTCAGCGGCGGGAACACGACGCCGCCATGCTTGCGCTGGATCGCATAGGCGCGCTCGTGATCAGGGAACGACGAATAAAAACCATTGTCGGCAACATGCAATGGACGCTCTTTGATCTTTTGAATCATCATGGCCCGAATGCTCGGAGACAATCCGACGTAGAGGCTTTCTTCATTCAGGCGCGGATCGGTGACCATCTTCAATTCTTCCTGTGAATACTTCTTAACGGGTTTTCGCCCTGTTCAACCAGAGCGTGTGCGTACATTACACGGCCGATGCGCTCAGCGCAACGCCATGACGCTACCGTTCGTCGGATTATTTATCCACAGCCTCGCCAGCCAGCAACGCCGCCGCCGATTCAGGCGACCGCACGATGCCAGCGATCCCGCCAGCGTCGCGCACGGCGGCGATGAACCGCGTCTGTTCCGGCGACGCTCGGCCGGTGTCGGTCTTGACTTCGAGGCCGGCGAACACCGCGACGCGCTGGCCCACCATGTCCGGCGTGATCTCGACCGACCGCCAGCCGATCAGGTCAGGCGAGCCCTCGCATAGCCCGGCGTGTAGTGCGCGGGCCTGCCTGATCAGCACGTCGCCAGGCTGCACGGTCACGGTATCGGCGCGCGAGAACCGCGTCGACTTTCCGATCCAGCCCTGCCCGGTGTTGTTACGAAACAACCGAGTGTCTCCGCGCCCGCATTCGAGCAGGATGCGGTTTTGGATGTCGCGTTCAGCCATAGCGATCGTTCTCGATCACGGCGACGATCACGCCAACAACTACCCATATCACGCACCACACAATGAACCCGATCATCACTTCCGACATCACACACCCCCAGTCCTATCCGCCCACAAACACGCCTCAGCGTGACCCTTCAATTCCTCAATCGCCCGCAGCAGCGCAGGCTCGTCCTCGACATCCGGCAGGTTGATCGTCCGCAGCAGATCCGGCATGCGCCGCTGGTACACGCCGCGCACGTGCTCCTTGATGCCTGCATCCGGCTCGCGTCGCGGATCTCGCCATAGGTGATAACTCACGCCCGCGCCGACGTTTGCGCGACTGATTGAGTAGCCGTCGCCCTGTAGGCAGTATTTGTCGACGCGGCGCCATTGGATACGCCGCGCCTCGGTCGTGCTGGCGTCCATCAGAACGGAATCTCGTCATCGCTACCCGGCGCAGCACCGGCCGCAGGCTTCGCTCCTCCGCCCTGCTCGTCACGCGGCGCGAACACTGAACACAGCAGCGATGACTTGCGCTCCTTGTTCGCCAGATAGTTCAACTGCATCGGCAGAACGTCCGCGTTCAGCAGCAGAAAGTGCCCGCCGTCGTCGCTCTGCATCAGGCGGCCGATGCGGCGGTATTCGCCTTTCTCCTTGCCGTCCTGCCCGTTGTACGTTCCAACCTTGATGGCGATGTCGCCAAGAAACTTCGATGCCATGATCTACTCCAGTTAGCCAGCGCGCCGCTGGCGAGCGTTCCAAACATGCCGCGCCCACGCCTGCGGGTTCTTGTACCCCCGCATCGCACCGAGCGCGGCCAGTGATTCAAGCGTGTCCGCCGACGCCTGCGCCCGCGCCGCCTCGCGCTTCATCCGCGCGACCTCGACCTCGGACAGCTCGCCCTCGACGACCTCGACCTCGCGCGCCTTGACCGGGAACAACGCCCCGCACTCGCGACACTTCGCAGCAGCGGCCGGTGACACGGCGTAGCATTGCTCACACTGCCTGCAGGCAGCCTCGGCGGCCTTGGTCTTCCGCGCGCCGTCGCGGCCGATCAGCGACCACTCGCGGTCGTCGTCGGGCATGCCGTGCCGCTGGCTGTTGCCGACGTGGTCCAAGATCAGCGCATGCGCCTTCCCCGGCGCCGTCCGCAGCGCCCGCCCGACTTGCTGCAGGTACAGCGCCAGCGACCAGGTCGGACGCAGCAGGATCGCGGCGACGATGCCGGGCACGTCGAAGCCCTCCGAGATCAGCTCACAGGACGTGATGACGTTGATCGCGCCGCGTCCGAAGTCGCGTATGACCTCACGACGCATTCCGCGGTCCATCTTGCCGTCGATCGCGGCGGCCCTGTATCCCATCGACCGGAACTGCTCGGCCGTGTGTTCGGCATGCTCCACACTCACGCAGAACGCCACCGCAGGCGCGCCGTCGCACAACTTGCGGTAGTGCCCTGCCGCGTCGCCGATGATGGCGGGCTTGTCCATGACGGCCGCTGCCTCGCCGCGCTTGAAGTCGCCGCCCTGCTTGCCGATGCCTGACAGGTCGACCGCCTGCCGCGGCGCGAACAGCCGATACGGCGCCAGCGCCTGCAGGTCGATCAGCTCGCGCGTCGTCGGGCCGAGCACCATCGTGTCGAACGTCTCGCCCAGACCCTCGCCGCTCAGCCGCTCCGGCGTGGCCGTGACGCCGATCAGGCGCAGCTTCGGGTTCCGCTCGCGCCAGTACGCGATGACCTTGCCCCACGTGCTGCCGGCGACGCCGTGGTGCGCTTCGTCACAGATCACATAGTCCGGAACCTCGACGCGATCCAGCCGGCGCGCGAGCGTGAACACCGACGCCACGTGCGCCATCTGTCGGCGATCGTAGCCGCTGCCAGCACTGATGATCCCGTGGGCGACGTTGAACGCCGTCAGCGTGCGACTGATCTGCTCGATCAGCTCCTCGCGGTGGCAGAGCAGGACGATTCGCTTGCCGGATTCGATCAGGCGGCCGGTCATGAAGGAGAACATCACGGTCTTGCCCGATCCCGTCGGACTTACCAGCAGCGGCGAGTGAAACCCGCTGGTGAAGGCTCCGCGCAGGCCGGCGATGCAGTCGGATTGGTAGGGACGGAGTTCGATCATGTAATTAACCTGCCTTGACGCTGCGCGTCTTCGATGCGGCGGCAGGCGATGTCGAAATATTTGGGTTCGCGCTCGATGCCGATGAACTGGAACCCTTCGGCAATGCGCCGCGGCCGGTGCTGCCGCTGCCCATGTACGGATCGAGCACGGCACCGCCGGCTGGCGTGACCAGGCGGCACAGGTAGCGCATCAGGTTGGTTGGCTTGACGGTGGGGTGGGTGTTGCCGGCGCCGCTGTTGCGGTCGGACTTGCTGGCCTTCGCGCAGTAGAAAAATCGGGCGGCGCTGCCGGTGTCGCAGCGGCCAATTGTCTTGACCTGCTCGTTTTGCTCGCCGTAGACGGCGTTCCCTTTGGCAGTCCTGCTATTAGACGTTGCGCCGGGTCGATTCTCAGGAAACAGCCCCGTCACTTCCTCGCTGCCGTCGTGAATCAGGTTGGCGGGCCAGCGGCCTTGCGATGACGGCGCGAACGTCCTACGAACACCGGCGGGAGCGTAGGACGTTCGCGCCGTGTTGATTCCTTGCGTCACGGCATTTTCGGTGTATCCATCTTCGGCACCCACCCTGCACCCATCAATATTCAGCGCCCCTGTGCCGTGCGCCAACACGTTCGCGGCAACAGTGCCCACCAGCGGCTTGCGCGCCATCGTGATCGGTTCGAGCGCGGGTTTCAGGGCGGTGCCGCCCCACGGCCCGTTGTGCGACTTCGGGAAGCCAGAGCCATAGACCCACGCAATCATGTCGCGGATCTCGAACCCGGCATCTTCGATGCGGCACGCCATGCGGTGTTGCGTGCGGGTGCCAGCAAACGCGAGCAGGTGCCCACCCGGTTTCAGCACGCGCAGGCATTCGGCCCACACTTCCACGGGCGGAACGTCGTGGTCCCACTTCTTACCCATGAACTTGAGCCCATAGGGCGGGTCAGTCACCACGCTGTCAACGCTGTTGTCGGGCAGCGTGCGCAGGACTTCGAGGCAGTCGCCGAGGTAGAGAGTGGCGTTGCCAATAACTTCGACGCGGCTCACGGCGCCTCCCCCGGCTGCTTCAAACGCACCCCCGCCAACTTCGCATTCGCCTCCCGCAACGCCGCCCGGATCGCCTCCAGCCAGTCGACCAGATCCTCGTTCGTCATCGCCACGCCCGGCGCGACCGGCTCAGCAACCGGCGCAGTCAGTGCCTCAGGCAGCGGAACGAAAACCGGCGTCTGAACCGTTACGGTCTCAGTCTGAACGATCGGTTCGCAGCGTTTCGGTGTCGCGGAGCAGCCTGTCAGCAACAGCAGCAGGCACAGCAGTTTCAGCCCATCGTTTCGCATAGTCGTCTCCCTGGTAGATTTCAGCGCGTCGTTTCCGCTCGGCCTGCAGTTCCCCCTGCAGGCGATCGCGTTCGTTCTGCAGCTTGGCGGCGACGCGTTCCGCTTCGGCTTGGTCAGCACGCGCGGCGTCGGCCAGTTCGGCGTTCGCCGCGCGCAGGTTCTGGATCGTGGCCTCGTTCGAGTGATTGGCGCCGCGAAGTGTTGCGGTCTCGGCGCGCAGGTCGGCGATGGTTGTGTCTCGCACGGCGATAGTGTCGCGAGCGGACTGCAGGCGCGCGGATTGCACGCCGCAGAATGCCAGTGCGGCGACGGCCACGGCGGCGAACACGGTGCCGCGGATGCCGCCGAGCAACGCCACGAGCCACACGTTAGCGGGCCGCCAGCACGATCACGACCAGCGCCACAGCAGCCAGCGCCACGCGGATCACCCGCCGCTGCTTCTCGCTGCGTGCCGCCCACCATCCGCGGATGTCGCGGTTTGCCTTGCTGCCGCGGTCCTTCAATTCCTCGGCTTCGTCCTTCCACTTGTTCCAGTCGGTCATTTCGTTCGCTCCGATTGCATGTTGACGATCTCAGCGGTCTTGTCCGCCGAGCCTTGCGACGACGCGAACCAGTAGTTCACCACTGTCACGACGCTGGTCGTCAGCGCGCCGAACAGGAAAATCAGGATGCGTTCCCGCGATTCGCTGACCTCGCCCTCGGCCTGCAGGAACGAGGCCACCGCGAAGCCATAGCCGACGATGAACGCCAAGCTCAGGATCGCGCGGACGATCAGGGTTGCGTGGGTGCGGGTCATGCTTCACCTGTCGGCGCTCGATACGACGCCATCAGCGCCTGCACCGCCTGCGCATACAGCCCGCGCCATGTTTCCGGATGCGGCTTGCCCGGCCGCCAGTTGCGCAGGTAGTAATCCCATGCGGCCTGATGGTCGCCGACTTCCGGAAGCTGCGCAGGGTCGGTGTAGAGCAGCAGGCGGGCGAAGGCACAGGCAAGGAGGTCGTCGTAGGCGAGCCGGTTGTAAACGTTGCCCCACTCCGTCGCTACACCCCTGAGCGCGCACACTGCGTCTGCATGCGTGGCTGTGGACCAATGCTCAATCACGCCACGGGCGCCGCCGCCATTCTCAAACTGCCAAAACCCCCGCGCCGGGCCGCCGAGCTGCTTCCGATGCTGAAACCGAGATTCCTGCAGACCAATCGCCAGCAGCATCACCACGGCTTCCGGCGACGCGAATTTCCCAGGCAGGACTTCCGCAAACGTCGGTCTGATGATCTTCGTGATCACGTTCGCCAGCGTCTCCGGCATCGCCAGCTTGCCCCCGATGATCACCGGGATGTCGCCGCCACCTTCTTCGTCATCATCGTCCTGCGCCATTTTGTGCCTCCGCTAATTTCGCTTCGATTTCATTGATCCGCCGTTCGTGCGTGGCGGTGTACGCTTCGTTTGTGGACTGGCGTGCTCTCAGCTGCGCCATGTCCCGGATGTCTGCTTGCCGCCATGCCCATTGAACGAGGATGACGGCAGTCGCGATAACGATAGCCATAGCGCCGACGGCGCCGACAAAAATTGCAGCGAGCGATCCGGCTTGAATCTGGATAGTCGCCGAACTACCGCCGACACCGAATAGCCGTCGGATAAGCTCGTGGTCTCGTTCGCGTCCGTGGCGCGTCCCGTCGTCCATGACTGTCTCTCGCGTTTACTGGGCATCACTTGCGGCCGATGGTGCCGATGATCAGATTCCGCAACTCTCGGATGTCGCTGCGGATTGGCTCGATTACATGCTCCATCACTTCATCCAATTCTGTTCGCGTGAACGATTGCCCGATGTACCTTGAAACCTGCGATTTCAGGTCACCGTGACTTCGCCACAGCGACCAGACCCATGCGACCAATCCGACGATGGCGGCCGCCACGAGCCCGAGCACCCATTCAGCAATCGTTTCCTGCATTACCGTCTCCCGAAAACCAGATCATCGGCCGACAACGATGCGCCATTCCTGCGGGCCATCGCCAACAGGTCGCGATGATACCGCGACGGCACAAGCCCGTCAGTTCCGCCCTCTGCCCGGGATCTGGGCCAGCGCAGAACGGTAGACGGCGCGATGTTCAGATGGCGCGCAATGGCGCGCATGGACACGCCAGCGCGGCGGAGTTCACGAATCACGATTTCGGCGGGGGTCTTCATGGGGTCAGTATGACATGGCGTTGCGATGGTTGCAACATCCTGTGCGGGGTGTTGACATGGGGAATCGGCGCGGGTAGTGTTGCGTTTGCCGCATCACTTCCGGTGTGGCAACAGAACCAGGGAGAACACAGCATGCACACGCGAATTCAGTTCAGCAGACAGCGTAGCGCCACGGTGCGCTGCGTCGAGTCCAGTATTTACCCCGGCCAGGCATGGGTATCGACGACCATCGGTCAAGAGTTTCCCGGCATCGAGGTCGACATCAGGCAACTGACGCC